CCGGTAACCGCGCTCTGGCCCATCACCTCGATAGTCATGGAATCGCTGCCGTTGAATGACATGATCGCCGCGTACCATGTGTCAGCCGTAAGCGTTTCCGATCCGACCACGGACGAACCAATGCGCGCCCGTAGCTTGCCGTTGGTTTGCATGTGAAGGCCAGCGCGGGTTGCTGTTACCGTGTCCTCGTCGCCGAGAACATTCATCAGGGTATCAACCACACCAGGGCGGAACACGGCCAGCAGGGAGAAGGCAGACGCATAGTCAACCGTTGTGCCGAGCGTGTAGTACCGGTCGCGAGCTGCATCAAACTCCAGTGTTTTTCGGCCAAACGTGGCGCTATCGACCATGGTCGCCTGATTTGCCACTGTGCCCTGTTCAAACGGGGCATCCGGGTTTGCCAAGTTGGCGATGCGCGAAACGCTTGTCACATTCCCTGTAAGCGCCTCAGTCATGACGCTCATTACGGTGCATCCCGCCCGCTCCGCAATATCCAGAGGCGTCACCTCGCGCGGGGAAATCGCCTTTATCAAATCGGTTGCGTTCGTGCCTGATCTTAAGCCTGTCATCGGGGTGTTTCCTTTTAAACGGAGTATGTTTTCTTGTGCGAGCAAAGCCATGCATCGAGAGTCGGCTGCACATGATTTGCGATGTATGCCGGGGCGTCCCGGCCCTTCATTTTGATGTTGCCCCAAGTGGCCGAATGCTCGGGCGCGGCCACGGTGCCAGCCGTCCGTGTGGCACCGCGCGCCGCGTATCCAACCTCAACGCTACCGCTTAGGGTGGCACCTGCTGTCAGGGTGATGGTGGTGCCCGAAATGGCGACGCTGGAGATTGAAATCTCGGTATCTGCCGTTGCATCCCAAAGCGTAAAGCCGTGGTTTGTGTTGGCCGTGATGGCGTCGGTATCGGCTATCAAATCACCAACGGCCTGAGCTGGTCGGTTCGTTGTCAGAGTGACTGTCGCACCAGAGAATGAAACGTTCGTGATCCAAAGCGGTGCCCACGTGCCATAGGCTTGGACGTAGGCCATGGCCTGTCCCGTGCGTTCTGCATACTCCAGCGCACCAAAGCTACTGTGATGGATGTTATCGCGCATACGGTGTGGGTAACGCGGTCCAACAAGCCAATCCTTGCCGCTTGCATTCGCCTGACAGAAATCAACCGTTGCCTGATATCCGTTTTGAATAATCGCCAGATCCGTTTTACCGGCGTTTTGGTCCCACATGATGTGACGAGTGCCAGTGTGGCCCGGAATGGATAGCGCGTCTTGCTGCGCCCGATACTCACCCAAAAACCCGGTGGCGTTGCCATAATCTGAGGAAAGGCCCTGTATCCATGTCAGGAACTCGTAACTCAGCGGGCGCGCGCGCCACTTGTCGTCAACCACGCCCTTGACGGCATCACGCATCAACAGGTTGTTGGCCCAAAGGTACGCCCCCGCGTCGGGGTGCTCTACCGCCGTTGTGGTTTGCGCACTGCCGGAATCGTCCGTGTAGTCGTAGCTTGCGTTTTCAGGCAGGAACTTCTCTGAGGTGGTCCCCGGCCAGCCCACATTAAGAACAAGCGTGGGATTTGCGGGCAATCCAAGGCGCTCTTGGAAAACGGCCCGGCTTGCAGCAGCCATGCGGCTAATTGTGAAACCGGTTCGAGGCGCAAACCGGTGCAATTCACCCGGCACGTCCCCGTCGCTGATCGTGTCTTGCTGTCCAGACAAATCATCATCAGGAAGGATCGTGCCCACGTCCGCCAAGTCGCGGAATGTCGAAACCATGGGCGTCAACAGCCGCGAAATCGCCAGACCGGTTGCGCCGCTGGTTTCCTCTTGGTCAATCTCGGATGGCGTGTAATCGGCAATGGTTTGCCAGCTCTGCCCATCCGCCTCCAGCACATCGAAGGTAAGCGAATCCGCAATGTGGGGGGCCGCCCAATCTCCGGTATCCCTGCCGATTACCTTGCCCGCAAAGTCACGGGATTTGAGGCAATAGGCGAACATCTCGCCCGAACCACGCACGTCTGTAACCTGACCTGAACAAAGATCACCGCGAACCTTGCTGGCCCGTCCGCTTAGCTCAAACCGATCAGGGGAAAGAACCGCGCGAATGCCTCCGCTATGGCTGTCAAAGGACAGAAGCGTTTCGCCGTCTTTGGTTCTAATCCGGTACTGTGAAAACGGATCAATCGTGTGCTTTTGGCCCGCGAACTCTACGTTGCCGTAAGCGTCCACGCGAAACAGCGACCGCCCATCATCTGTCTTGATTGATAGCGGGTGGAAAACCCCACCGATATCAAACCCGGACGTGCCGAGAAACAGCGTGTCACCATCACGGCGCATAAGGACGCGACCATCCTTGCTGGTGATGATGTTCTCTTTGCTTGCTGCCGGGACCGTGAGCGCCCGGCCGTTTGCCTTGGCTTCCAGGGCAACCGATTGATCAAAGCTGACAGGCTTGTCCAGATCAGACGTATTGTCGGCATTTCCAAGCCCCACTTGGCCCGCCGTGATGCTGCCCGTGATCGGGACATTCAACAGTGTGATATTATCAGTGCCGAGTGTAGGTGTGCCATCTACTGCGTAAGACGAGCTGGCATAAACGCTGCCACCTGTCACATAGATAAAAGCTCGGGCAATTTCCGCGCTGGTGTCGGCATCTGTCGCGCGCGTCCATGCGCCAGAGGCAGTCACCCACACGCCATTCTCCGTCGCATCGGTCTGGCCACCCAACAGCACCCGCGATGATGCCGTCAGCGTTCCATCAATGGTTTGCTCGCCAGACAACGTGACATTCGCATCCGAGTACAAGTCTGCTGCGGCCAAGCGGTTTGTGCCAGCTAGTGCCGCCGCCACATTGGCCGAGTCCTGCGCCTCCGCAGCCGAAGCCGATAGGCTGGCGATGTATTCCTCAACCGTCGCCCCGGATGGCGGGGAAATGGGAAGCAAATCGTTCAAGTCAAAATCACCGGTTAGCGGGATGGTGATTTCTGACAACGGCACGATATCGGCAACGCTATCGGGATTTCGGATGACTACATCAACCGCATAGCGTGTGGTTCGTTCCCCGTTGGCATTCCGCCAAAGATCAATAGCAATATCGCCGGACGCGTCGATTGCCGCCTCAACGGGTCGGGTCAATACTGTCGTGTCCGAACTCGCCTCGGTATCAAAACCGGTGTGGGTAAAGCGGACAACCGCATTTGCCGGGTTCGTATCGTCAGGCAGCGCAATGCGCCCCGTGATGTTCGAGGTATTCAGAGACATGTTAAGCCTTTCACGACAACGGGCCGCGCAAAACGCGGTTGGTTCCGGGTGTTATTTGAGGGGGAGAGGGGCGGTTAGCCGAGTGTCCGAAGGTTCACATAGTAACCGTGGTTGGATACCGGATAGATATCCTCGCCATTCGTTTTAAGCGTCAAATCCGATATTTCGGAAACGCCAGTTGAACTCGCGAATTGCTGGAAAACAAGCGCATCGCCCGGCAAAACCGTAATGTCACCAGAAAGGGTAACGTTTGTGGCAGATGTTGACGTGCTTGGGAGAAAATCATCCTCGACCAAAGTTGCACCGCTACCACTATCGACCATGCGGCGACGCACAACCTTGGCCTGCTGTGAACCGCTGCCAGACTCTTGGCGATGATTATATGCAACCGAAACTGTGCCGCCCTGTATCAACCCAAATTCAAGGGACGTTTCAAATTCACTGGTATTCGTGGCCTGAATAGCTGCGGGCCGCTTCCATTTCTCGACCGTACCAGCGGTCAGCCTTTCAAAGGCACCGATGTAAACACGTGGGGCCGTACTATGCCCTGCGGCAACAGCGATCAGGTTGTCTCGCGCCTCAGAGTGAGTTGACCCCAAATTGGGCTTGCCAACTTCAAAAATGCTATCGGGGTGCGTGGTGTAAGCTGTCATTGGTATTGGTATCCTTGGTCACCATTGGCCAAAAGCCCGTCATCGGCTGCGTACCAAGAGCCTGCGGCCTGCTGCTCGGCAGTGGCCGCATCATAATCTGGCGAACTGTCCGCAACGTATCGACCGAAGCGCCCGATAAATTCGTAAGTCTGGCAATTCAGCGCATAGCTGTGGCCTGCCTTGATTTCCTTTGCCGAAATGACCTGCCAACGGCTGCGGTCCAAATTCCCTTCTGAATCCAAGAGCGTGCGCGTCTCAATATCCACGACACTCCCCAAGGTTATTGTCCTGTCTTTGGCATCGACTGACACAGACAAGAACTTAGGAACGGCGCGGAAGCGGATAAGCAAGCGAATGGCAAGCTGAACAGCTTGGGTTCTGTTTGTGATCCAAGGTGCGAATATGGAAAGGGTGCGCACCTCGCCCATATTGTCGCCGTCTACTGCCGTGTATCGGCTCCGATAGTTGGCCGCGTCCTCTTGCCCCTCGAAAGGGCTGATTTCGTCATAGTAGATGGCAACCTGCGTCAACCGAATGGACGGATCACGCGTGAGTGCAGACCCGCGCAACAAGTTGGCATCATCGGTCAGAACCTCAATGCTATCATCAGGCGGACGCACTGCCAGCATTTGGATTTCTTGATCATACTCGGACCACCAAATGTAAAAGAGGCCCTGCTGAGTGATTTGTGCGATCAAGTCTTTAACCGGCGTCGGCGCAACAATTGTTCGTGTGGCTCGGTACGTGGGCAAATAGGTGTTGCCCTCCGTATTCCAGTCCGCAATCGGAACGAACGTGTCCAGAACATCCGTGTGATTTTTTAACAGATCCTCTAAAACAAGCCAAAAGCTCATTGAGTCGAACCGGCCCGCGCGCTGGACCTTTTCCGCGTCCTCATATTCATCAGCAACAGTGCCGAGTGCGGCGCGCTCAACGCCGGTAAGCGTAAACACACCGTCGCCCTCGTCTGTATAGCCAGTGTATTTGATGATTTCCGTGCCGATGCTCAGAAACTTGTCAGTGCCGGTGTTCCCAAACGCATCCGACAAATCATCCTCAAACCCGAAAACCTGCACTGTTGTGGTTGTCGCGTCGGTATCGCCGTAAAGATCAAGGCGCGAGGTGCGTGGAAACTCGGCCCGCTTGTCACCAGCAAGGCGCAGCGGATCAAGGCCGGTCAACGTGACGCTGCCACCCCCATTCGGGCCATTTACCTTGTCCAGGAAATAAAGGCGCTGGCGCATAGCAGAGAGAGATTGACCAACATAGCCATCGTAAACACGCAAATACATGTCCGTGAAAAGACTGTTTCGCGCGGTCCACAAAGCCCAGAAATTAGCGCGGCTTGGCAGTGGCTTGCCGCTCACGTACCAAGACCGATCAGCGATATAGTGATCCCCGATGCGGTCATTCCATGGGAAATCTGACAGGCTTACGGTTACCTTTGCAGTAACTCCCAATGGGTCGCGCCCGCCAAGGTTGGAACCTGCATTGATCTGACCTTCTGACGTGCTGACCTGAACACCGCAAGGGAGCGGGTCCATCTCGGGATTGTCCGCGTCTGAAAAGTCGGCACAATCATAGACGCCGGGACGCCCATCTGTGAACCGCCACTTGATCGAACCCGTGCCGTCATAGTTCGGCAAATCGCCACACGTGCCAAGCGTGTTGTAGCACTTGGTGCCGGTTGCCGTGCATGTTCCAACGCCGAACCGCAGCGCGCACCTTGGCTGTTCCAGCTCAACAATCGTTATAGGCTCGCGGGCGCTCACAGGCTGACGCTCATAAGGTTTTGAATGCCCATGCGCTCTGGCCGAATGTCACCATCACGCCAACGATAGGAAATCCCGGTTGGACGAGAATAGGGCCGCTCCAACAGGAAATACGGGTACTCCCTGGCATCCTTGATGAATGGCAAAAGCGTGTTTCTGACCCAATATTCCGTCAAGTGAGACACAGTGAAATCATTCGTACTCTTTTGACGCATGATCGACCGACCCATGTACTTTCCCGTCGCGCTCTGGTTCGTCTCGAACTCGGTACTCAACGCCATATCAATAGGAACGGGACCACCCATATAGACCCTCTGAGGAAATTCGATTGAACGGGAACACATGATCACGGCCATCTGCGGAATGGTGGAACCGGTGATTTCAATCCGAATGCGGTCTGTGGTGATTTCACCGAACAAAAAGGCAAGCGGTTCGTCATCCGAAGGGCTGGCCTCGACAACATCCGCCCACGCCGAACCCGTCCATTTCTGGACAGTTACCGTGGCCGATGCAGTCCCAAGCGTGTGCGTCTCGATTGCAACCGAATTTACCGCCTCTGAGGCGTCAAACGTGAGCGTCCATGTGGCAGGGAGCGCAGTGGGCTTCCATGCGTCGTGCTGCGTCTCTGTGGCCGCGTTAACGCCATCAAAGCCGGTAGCCTCTGTGGACACCGCAATCGTGCCGCGCCGAGCAATGTTGCTCCACAAGACGCGCGGATGCTCTAGATCAACATCATCGCCAACATAGTCTGTTTCGAAGTATATCACGCCGTTACCCCGAATATTGGATGTTGATTTGATAGCCTTGATCCAAGGCATCATTGATATCATCGATCAAGTCGCCCAAGCCGGTCACGCCCTGGCCAATGACGTTGTATTCCGCGATCCTGCGAGGCTGTGCTGTGGTGCCAGTCGTGCCCGCAACTGCCGTGGATGTGTCCGAAGTGGTGCTAGAACCGGACGCCGACGCAGATGCGATGCCGGAAATCAAAGAACCCGTCTTGGCAAGGGATGCCGCAGTGAACGCAGCAGCCACGGGTGGACCACCAATTTTCATGCCCTTGTCCCATGCCGCAACCGCAGCCGAGTAGCCATTGACAACGGCCTCTGCAATTGCCGCAGCCTGACCAATCTTGAACAGCTTTTTGTTCTCAGACTGCATAAGCGTTGCAACATCACCGAAGGCACCAGAGACAGCTTGCAAACGTGCGGCACGTTTGGACTCCTCTAGCTTTTCCATCGCCTCAAGGTGATCTTTGCGCGCCTTGGCCTCCAGTTCGTTGAACTCGGATTCCTTGAGCATCTTGGCTTCACGGAACTCTTGCAGCTTATCCAGCGTGGTTTGCAGGTTGATATCCAGCAACTCTTGCTCGGATGCGTATTTGGCCCGCAATGCCTCTAGCTCGGCCTCGTTGGGGCCGCTCTTGCTGCCCCCGCCGCCGCCTGACCTGGCTAAAGCCCCCGCCGCGTCGATCCCCTGTTGTTCCCATGTCTTGCTGGCGTCGGGGACAAACCCACCGGCCCCGCCGAAGGCACTTAGCGGATCATCGCTTAACGCCTTGAGTTTCAGCGCCTCTTGCAGAGAGATATTGAGGTTTGCGGCCAGCTTTGCCGCCGCCTTAGCCGCTGCGTCTACGCCAGACACCAGATCAACACCGGCCAACTGCAAAGCCTCAATGGCCGATGCGCTCAAACCTTGGCGCAGCAATTCGGTAATGCGTTCGTTCTCAGCAAGTTCGCGACCAGTGACGCCCATCTGCTCGCCTAGTTGGCGCTCAATATTAGACATTTCACGAGTAGACGAAACAAGACGCTCTTTAGCAGCCTGCAACACACGCAGCTCGGCCAATTGATCTTGGTATTCCTGAGACTGCTCCTTAAGCGTGTTCAGCTTGTCAATTTCAGCTTGGCCAAGCTCTTCGAACCGCCGTGAGTTTTTGACCGCTGAAATCTTTTCCTCTTGCGCAAGGATTTCAGCATTGGTCGCCTTGATCGCGTCCAGCAGGGTCAGCTCGTCCGCTGTCACACCGAGGTTAGATGCCCTCAATTCGTCGTTTAGGCTTCGGGATGATTTGGCTACCGCATCCAGCTTTTCGGCCAGTGCATCCGTGTCGTCGGATAGAGTCTCAAATGCCGCCGCAAGGATGGGAATGCCGACGCCAGCCAAGACACCGACCGCTGCGCCCACTGCGCCAAACCCGCCCAGCAATTGGGGTAGCTGTTGAGACAATGCGCGGCTGGCAGATGTGCCGCCCTGAATTTGGACCGCCAAATCCTGCAATTGAAACGAGGTGTTTTGGATGCGCGCGCGGGTTTGGTTTGACACATTGCCAAGGTTGCGGAATGCACGGCCAAACGAGCTAGACCTATTTTCGGCATTGCGAACCCGCTTGCCCATCCGCTCGACTTTAGCGCCGAAGTCCTCAACAGAGACTGACCCGTTATTCAGACCCTTGATCAGCCCGGCGGTTTCCGCCTCAACTGCGATTGCAATATCGCCTACGATTTTGGCCATTATTGCTCACCCGCCTCTTGCAGCTTTGCCGCCTTGTACATCTGCACAACATCGGAAAGGTCTGTTTTGGGTGGAGCCTCGGGCGCTTGTGCCTCGATGATCCACCATAATTCGCCCGGCGCTAACTGCCAAAATTCAGACGGCGCGCACCAGCCATTGCAAACGAATAGCGTGTAGAGCCGCCTTACTAATCCGAGGCGGCTTTCGTCTTTTTTCCCGTGTCATCACCCACAACATTCTGGGCAAGCGGGGGAGACATGACGGACAAGAGCGCAATGATAGCCCCAGTTACCGTTGCCATCGTGTCGTGGCTTGCATCGGCCAAATCACGCTGAATACTTAGGTAGATTTCTTCGTCCGAAACATCGCACTCGGCGTGACGCAGGACGGCACCAAAAGCAAAGGAGAGCGTCGTGTGGGACGGCCCACCTGGGCGCAGCAATACATTGATAGCCTGCTCACCAGATGCGCCAGACAGGATGCCCTCCAGGTTGGCAATCAGCGTCAAAATGCCTTTGGCCGGGATGGTGAAGTCCTCACCCTTCCATGTGATAATGGTGTCCTGAAAGCCCTGCATTATGTCGCTTTCGTGTGGGTGTGTGAACCGTCAGACATAAAGGTTGCCGTGAACGTCACACCCTCTTCCATTTCGCCGGTTTCCTCATATTCGGAAAGGAAGAAACCAGAGGCCAGAGAGTCGCCATCGGGAAAGGAAAGCGTGATATCGGTCAAAAACCGGTCAGCATCAGCGCCAAGCGCAAGGTCACGCAGAACGTTTCCGTCCTCATAGCCTTCCATGGACAATTCGATGGACTTGCCGGTGATGATGCCGCTCAGCAATGTCTGCGTGCCGCTATCGCCCTTGTCTTCTACGTTGATCGGCGATCCGCTCACTTTCATGGAAGTGGTTTTTGCGCCCGCGATTGTCGTGCCCGCTTTCTTGATAAGAAAGTTGCGGCCTGCTCCTTTAGCCATGGTTAGGCTCCTTCTAAGGGAATGGGACGCTTCACAGCGGCCATCAAAAGCGCTTGCCCAAGGCGCAATGAAAGGCTTACGCAGTCTCGATTAGACCGCGAAACTCACAAATGCCGTGAACCCTGCCGTCCTGCTCGTAAGTGCAGTCCGTGTCTGTTCGCAGCAGAGAAAAATTGTTGTGCCCCGTGACGGTCAATTCTTGCCTATGAAGGGCCGCATAAATCGCGTCCTGGATGGTCTTGCACGCAAGCATTGATCCGCCGCGCACATAGGTATGAATGCGGCATACAAAAGAGCCGCCGTCCGTGGTTTGCGTATCATCCTCGGTAAAGATAATGCGCCCCATTGAGATTGCTGGATAGTCCGTCCCGTCGCCGCCATCTGCGTGCTGCGGTAGCCTGTCATATATCGATACACCCAAAGACGCGCCGTTCAAGCGGGCGTATAGAGCGGTTTGAATAGCAGCCTGCATATCAGCCCTTGCGGATTCTGGCCAAGCGGGCCTCTAGCTTTTTGCCGAATTGCTCCTGGAACATTCGGAACATATTCTTTCTCAGGAACTCGGTTGCCTTGAGGAACATCGCGTCCTCTATCCCGTCCGGGCCTTGCCCATATTCACGAAAGCGCCAATAGAAAGCCGCCTTGGACACGACAACATCGGATCTGATCTTTGTACCACGTTGCTTCCGGCGATTTGTGCGCGTGCTGGCCTTCATCACGCCCGTATCGGTGGACATGTGGCGACGCGCCTCATCCCTTGCGGCACCAGCAACACCATGCACCGTAGAGCGCAGAATGTTGTTTGCCTCTTTGGGGGCCAAGACAGCAAGCGTGCGTTGTACATCCTTTAGGCCGGTTACCTTCACACTCATGTCGGCACGCCTCGTTCTGCGATGATGGTTAGGTACAATGCCCGCCCGCCCTCGCGCTGAACCTGTCGGATGTTGTAGGACGAACCCTCCCAAACGATGCGGAAACGCTCGTCCAGGTCTGATCGGTTGCGGATTATAAAGCGATACATGGCGACGGCCACATCGCCACCCTCGCGCATGATTTCACTGCCTGTCATGGGCTTCACTGCGGCCCATACCGTAGGATCAGCTGCAAGGTTGCCCCATGCCTCGGTCGATCCGCCCCCTCCGTCTGGCGTGAGCGTTTTGGATTGCAGCGTGATCCGCTGATCTAGCTTGCCTATCATAGGCCTGTCGCCCGATACGGCCCAATGAGCGCATCAAACGCCATTGGGACTGTTTTCAGCCTCTTTTCCGTCGTCAGCTCCCGATTCTCGTAAAGATGTGCCACCATCAAAAGCATGGCCTGCTTAATCGGTTGCGGAATATCTGAGGCCGCGCCATAGCCCACAGTCATTGTGATCGTGATCGGCTCTTGCGCATCATCATACAGCGCCGGATTGTCCCACGCGCTCTTGAAGAATACGCCAACGCCCCGCGTCCCGGGGATAATTTCATACATTGCCACATCGACCGTC